TTTAGCTATCTCAAGCTGAAACTTTTTATCTAGTTCTTCATCAAGGTTATCAATGCTATTCTGTCGGTTCTTAGTATCTTGTGTTCTAAGTTGTGGTATCTCAGGCATCTCAGTTACAGGTGCATACCGTTGACTAAACTCCTGGAAGGAAAAGCTCCTATGCCTTAGGATCTGTGCTGCTATACTCCTAGTAGTGTTAATCTCTATACACATATTAACCATCTCAAAGGGAGACCAATGTTGATGCTCGATTAGATACCTAATGAGTCGTTGGGAGGTCTCAGTGTTTGACTGGTTAGCTGGGTTACTTACCCTAGCCATGTAGGTAATAAGTTCTTCAGCGTTAGGAGTAATGTGAATAAGTTTGACTTGGTGGGTAGTCATTTATGATCTAATTGGTTGTAAGCGGATGGACGAATGTCATCGTAGTTAGATGGGATATAGCGATGCCGAGTAGATACCGTATAACCATCATCATCAAATGATTGTTGCTTTAACTCACTATAAGTTTGTACTGCTCTAAAGACATGTGTAGGTGTCTTACGATATGTTCTACTCATACGTTAACGGAAGTGAGGAGAGAGTTAATAACAGTAGTGACGGTAGTGGGAGGAGCTGCGCTCCTAATCCCTCACAGTACTCACAGTATTAACCGTAAATAGTGTAGGTTAGTGGAAGTTTGTGTCTTTTGGTTATACAGTACTTACGGTAATAACCGCCTACGGCGTGTTCTACAGTAAAGAAGATATAACCCCCTCTAGAAAGACTTATGTTAACTTCCCCAAGGTTAACTGTCTAGAGAGTAATAGTAGCTGGTGAACAAAGATAAAGGAAGGAATAGATGTGTCTCGATAGTGCGTGTTAACGCACGTTAGAGGCATGTCTATTCCTTACCCCTCGGAGAGAGTGGTCCACCCTCCACTCTCCCCTTAATCGGGTGGGATCTGTTTAGGTTGTGGCTTAGCAGCCACTAGACCCATGTAGGAATAGAGCTTTTTGTCTTACCTCTAGCCTTACGTCTTTGTTCTAAATTCATCCCAAAGACTAAGTGATTAGTAGCAGCTTTAGGATCATCTAGGAATGTGTCTAGTATGTCTTGCCACTCTTCCTGTTTACGCATCTTAACAGCTTCATAGGCAGAGATACCCATAGCATCTGTGAAATACTTAACACCTTGTGCTAATGAGTCTAATCTGTCATCATGTTTAACTGCACCCTTCTCACGACACATCCTACTCATTTGGTAGAAGAGCATATACAATAAACGTTCCTCAGGTGGTGCATCCTTATTGGAAGAGTAATCCCACTCTACCACCGACCTATCAACGATAAGTTTATGTTGATTCATGATAGGTTCTAGGGCATCAATGATACGATCTTCTTTACGTACATTAGCCCGTACTTCCTCTACGTCTATTGCTTGTTTAGTTTGTTGGAGGTGCTTCTTAAACAGTTCTGCGACGATACCGTCTCCGAAGTTTGTTTCGATGAGTAATTTAGTAACATTGTACCGCTTACACCCACGCAAGATGTCAAGAAGTGTATTGTCGCTATAACCGTCGCGATAAGCTCGTACTTCGTGAACGTAGAGAAACCCATTCTTTTGACTTATGTATGTTGCTGCTGTTTCATCACTTCCCCTACCACTTGGGTCTACGGAGCAAATGGTCTCGGTGTAGTCACTCCAGTCACCCTGAAGTTGCATAGGAGAATAGAAGTAATCTCCAGGTAGTCCTACGGTGGGGAGATCTTTGAGGACATTACGAGGATCAGAACACCACACCACAGCATCAGGTGCTTGAGTCGGATTAACAGAGGTAATGACAAGATCACTAAATTTAAGTGGGAACTTCTCTGCGTCACTAAGTGTTGTGTCTAACTGAAACTGTAGCATGAAGTTACTACGACCCATAGCAGCTTCACGTTCTACTAGGTCATCACTAGTAAAGCGATCAGGGTCTGTTGGTGCCCACTCCTCGACACCCATCTCAATGTCTTCTACAATCTGTGGGGATAGTAGACCTTCGTACTGAGATAGTTTATCCTTACGTGGATACCGAGCTGGCCAGACAAAGGGTCGGTAGTTACGTTCGGCTAGTTTGCGGTAGATAGTGAAGGTAGTCTGTGGTGTACCAAGGTACATGATACGACTGTCCTTCTTGGGTGTTAAAATGGACTCAGCCTCAGTACAGAGTTGCAATAGCTTCTCACGCATCATCTCAGTCATACTGTTACCAGGCACCTCAATGTCATCAAGAATCATCAAGTCGGCCCTGGAGCCTGTCAATTGACCGGTAATACCAACACTCTTAACGGATGGTGCTTGGTGAGGTGAACAGTTAACATCAAAGCTAATACGGCTCCATCGACTATCATCACTCTTAGGTCTAAGGTGCACTAGCCATGGTGTCTCAATGATCAGCTTCTGAAGGAAGATAGACATATTGTCTGCTCTTTCTTTAGAGGCCGAGATGATCATGATCTTCTTCTCAGGGTCATTGAAAAGTGTCCACAACACAAACGCTCCAGTAATCCAGCTTTTACCGACTCCTCGGAAGGCTTGAATCTGTAGTCGTTTAGGTCCGTGTTGTAAGTAGTCAGCAATGGCGTACTGTGCTCGGGTTGGAGAAGGAAGATCAAGCTGCTGCCACAGTGCTTGTAGAAACAGCTTGAAATCATCCTTGAGTGCATCAAGGACGTTCATCATACACCTTTCAACTTGCCAAATGACATTCCATATTGGGAATACATTTTGTTCATTCGTTCAAGTTCTTTACCTGCAGCCTTAGTGCCTTGACGACGCAATGTTTCAGCGTGATCTTTAAGGATTTGACGATCAGAATCACTAAGGTAACCAGCAATCTTCATCTCATTGCGCTTAGAAGCGGCTGTATTGGATGTTTTCATGGATTATGGTAGAATATACGTAAGAGCACCTAGAGGCCCCTTGTAGAGGCTCCTAGGCACCAATGGTGAAGGTTTAATCAGCAAGCTTTACTCGCGGTTTGATGTAGGCATTATGGATACGTTCCACACGACCAATACCAGAAGTAATAGAGCGTAGTTGTTGTTGAGGATCCTTAGGTCTAATCCTCATCTCAGGATCATACGGCATGTTCATCAATGCCCCGATATTAAGTGAAGCATTTTTGGCTGGAAAGTAACCATGCCCCACTTGAGCACGACCCATAGGATTTTGACCGTTGATGTATCCAATCTTTAGGTCACGCAGTAGTTGCTGTATCTTCTCTTGAATAGTTTGTTGTTTAGGTTTAGGCATCAGATGTCCCTATTACCGAATACTTTACTAAAAGCACTTCTAATAGGATTAACAATAAAGTACTGCGCTTCGTTAGCCAAGTTTAATGGTTTAGACTTGGGCATTGCTTTTAGTTGAGCCACACCAGTAGGGGTGTTAGCCATAACTGGTTTAGGTGTAGGAATAATTTGATCTACTTGTGCTGGTTTTGGCATGGCAGCTCGTCTTTCAGCTAGTGCAGATACGCCACTAACAGCCAATGCAGCAGGTGCTAATACAGGTGCCGCTAAAGACGCTAGTCCTAATGCGCCAGATGCAGACCTTAAGGTTCCTGTTGTTTGTTGCTGTCTAGAGCCAGAAGTCATAGCCTGTTGTGTACCAGCAAATACATCGCCAACATCTAATACAGCACCAACACCAGGAAGGATACTAGCAGCCTTACCTAACGTTTTTAATGTAGTTCCACCTGGCATTAACTTTGTAGATTTTTTAGCAGCCCTAGCGCCTTTTTGTAGCTCATCCAAACGCTCTGGTGATACAGAATTACCAGTTTGAGGATCGATACCTGTTTTAGAGATTGAAGCTAGTTGCTCCTCCATCATACGCAGTTGTTGCTGTCTGATAGTTTCATCTCTATCAAGTTGTGATCCAAAAATAAAACCTACAGAATCTGGATCAGGGGTACGTCCCCTCGCCTCCCATTCACCTACACGTTGTGCAATAATTTTATTAGGATCCAGTCCATTAGATATCGCCTGTAAATCAGCATCTTTTAAGTGCTCTGATCCTAATACGTTTAATTTATTATTAGTTAAATCCCATTGATAAAAATCATCTAACCAACCAAAAGATGTTCTACCTGTTTCCCTAATGGCTTCTATATTGCCTCTAGGAGCTGCTCCATGTAATCTATTAAGTTTAGCGATTTCAAGTGCCCCTGCTCTAGCACTTTCTGCTCCACCATATTTATTAGATAACCAATGTCCTCTATCAAATGGGATTCCTGTTTCAGCTGCTAACTTTCTACCAGCATCTCCCATATCTTTCCATTCTTTACGAACAGACTTTTGATAAGTATTAGCTACTTCTGTACCGTGTTTAGATTTAATAAAATCGTAAACTGGTCTAGGCAAGCCGCCTTCTGCTGACATATACTTGCGTTTGTTAAACCGAACGTTTCCATCTTCTCCTATCTCTAGCGGAAATACGGATCCAACTCGATTCTTAGCAAGTTTTTGTTTTGGATCTTCTAATTGACGACTTGCAACAATAGAAAGTTCTTTACCAGTTTTTGCTGATCTAATTTGTCTATTAAACCCTAGCCTAGCCTCTGCAGCTCTCAACCATTCATTAGGGTTAGCGTCAGGATTAATTGATCGTTCTTGATTAGCTAAACGTTGTACAGCAGAAAGGTATTCTTGCAAAGACTTAAAAGTATGACCTTGGGCATCTTTAGGTGGAAGGTAGCCAACTCTTTTGTAATAATCAAAAATTAATTGCTGCCCTCTTGGCTCAGATAAG